TGTTTTAATGAATTATATAATAAAAAATACCCGGCTGTCAATTAACAAAACCGGGTCTTCCATAGGCTTACTCTTGCTGAGCCAGCTTCCTTGCACGTTTCACGATGTCAAGAGCCATTAGCTCTGCCTTGCAATCTTGGTATGGCACGTTTCCATGTAGCACCTTGGTGACATATGCCTCTGGGCTCATGGTAGCATCGTCCTCAAGCTGAGACCAGCTGTCGCATTCGTCCATCTGCCAATCGGTGTCGCGCATCTCCCACAGACCGACGGCCTCTCGTCTGTTTGAGCAGTATTTGGTGGTGGCTCCGCATTTATCGCATTCAACCTTTGAAAACACGGTTCCTTCACGGACAATTCCCATTCCTCCGCAGAAAGGGCACTTCTTCATTGCGCTATCCTCCAAGGTTAATCGGTGTTGACAGATATCCAGTCAAGCGGATAATGACGTTCAAGGCAGAACTTCTTTGCCTGCTTTCGCGTGTCGAAATAAAACACTTTTGTCTCTTGCCTGACTGTCGTCTTTATGCTATATCCCGTGTTTTCTGTGAAATACACATCTTGGTTCGGCACGGTCACAATCCAAACGTCGTCGTCACTCAAGAGTAAACACCTTCTCTACAGATACGAACTGCTTACTTTTGTCGTCACACAGCTGTGTTAACTGGGGGAACTCTGCCACCAACTTGAAGTCGTCTGGCATTTGATATTCAGAGACGAACACCTTGCATGTCTTGGAGGCTTTTCTCAGCCAATCGTATAGCTCGTCATAGTCAAGTCCTTGAGTGCCCTTGTAAGGCGTTGTATTGCGATATGGCGGGTCCAAATAAATAAGGCTTCCAGGCACTAAGGGTATATCTTTATAGTGCTTACAATCGAACTGTATGCCCTCTAGTAGAGGAGCCTGCTTGCGGAGATTGTTGAGCATCTCGCTTGCACGGCTCTTGCCGGTCTTTCTATAACAGCTTGCGTACCCCGCCATCCACTTCCCAGAATAAGACGCACAAAAGCCAATCAGCCCCGCGTACCACATGGGGTAGTCCCTGATGTGCTCCTTTACGTCCTGGTACTCTTGCCGAGACACATCCAGCGGAATGTCCTCTCCTCCGTTCTCACTGACGTGCTTAAGCAACTCAATCAGATAACGGTGCGCATCATATCCGATTCTTGTCTCGCACTTGATCGAATCTATGACGTTCGCCCCGCCGACCATCGGCTCGATGTAGGTAGTGACGCGATTCTTGTCAATGTAGTCCTGCAGAATCGGCACGAGTTTCTTCTTGATGCGTCTCTTGCTCCCCATGTAGACCATTAAAAAATCCAATTCTCTTCGAAATCAAAATCATCTATGACAACCTGCGGGTAAATCACGTCGTTCCAGATATTCAGGCTGGGAGTCCCCACAAGAGTCATAGTGTGATCGCGTTGAAACATTTTCATGCGGTCGTACTCGCCTCTGCTTGAGTGAAACTTGACGAACTGATATCCTTTGCCGGTGAATTTGAGGGTTGGATACTTGTCCGGAGACAGCAGTTCTATCTCAAGACTCGACAGCGGGACGTCTTTCACTGCTATTTTCACCTCAGGCATCTGCTGTCCAAAACAGTCCTTCATGTCGTGAGCTGTTTCGAAAATCGCGTAGGGGATATTGAGGCCGTCGTACTCGTAATCGACCTCAACCTCCGCGCCATTCTCGAAGTCCAGTCCTGTGTCATCACAGTAATGCAGGAAGTCACCAAGCTCGGCGTATGAAATCTCCACGCCGAACGCACTTGGGTGTCCCATGGCGTAATTGACGCACCCGCTGTCTTGCACCCACTTGCGGAAGTCTTTAATGGGGCTCTTCTCGCAGTTGCGGGCCGAGCCACGATAGACCTTCTCATTGGGGTAGTCGATGAGGATGATTGCCGGGTGCTTGAACTTGTCCTGCATGGCGTTTGAGCACAGACCGACAATCTCTGGGCGCGCGTCCTGACTGTCGCAGATGACCACGTTGACATCGCTGTTCATATCCTCTGTCTCGAGGATGTGGTCGACCATGGCCTTCTGCTCTTTGGTCTGCCGAGCCTTGACGTTCAGCGCAATACGAACAGCCTCCTCGGCAAGTGCCACCCTCTCGCCTTTGGCACCTCTCTTTCCGGACGGCACGAGAGCGTAGCCGTAAGGCTCAAGCATGGAGTTGAACACCATACGCTTCTCGTCTATCGTGCCGGACCGGCAAATTGCATTGACGAACGGGGTCAAGCCGAAGGCGCACCCCTTGTAGCAGAAGCCACCGTACTTATTAATAGTGTATTCGTTCTGCTTAGCGAGTCGAGCCAGAAACGGATTCGTGATGTTAGACAGCCCGCCACGGACAATCGCGCGGATCTCCATCTCTCGGCTGTCAGCCATGTCTGAGATATTGCCGAACGCACAAAGGTCAATGTACTTGTAGAAGTTGCCGTCGTCAAGAAACAACTCTGCGTATGCACGAACGAATTGCCATACCACTCCAGCGCCAGTGAGGGCTTTATTTGGATAATCATCCAATTGCGGGTTCACGGTAATGACATCCGGGTTCGGGTTCTTGAACTCAGCCTGATGGTGGTCAAGTATTAAAACATGGCATCCACGAGCCGTCAGTTGATCGTGGTAGTCGTAATCGGCAGTGCCGGCATCGGGGACAATAAGGAGCTGTGTGTCTTTTGGAATCACGTCCATCATATCCGCAAGTCCGTGCTTCTTTCCTTCGTGGACTCTGTATGTGACGTTATGAATCGGTACTTGTAGGTCGCACAAAAGGAAGTTTATAAGAATTGCAGACGACGAGAATCCGTCACAATCGCAATCGACAATTACACATATCTTAGAATTTTGCTTTATAGCCAGGGCCATTTCATCCATGGCGTCATAAATGCCATCGAGCAGACGCCAGTTGTTTATCTCACAGCTTTGACGCCAACCAGCCGGGTCTTTCACCCCACGTGACGCGAGTATCTGAGTCTCTATATCATCGCTGACGCGCTCGCGAACCTTGTATTTCACTACAACACCACCCTGTCTTTCCATAGCTCCATGAGAACATCTTTTCCTCTGTCAAACGGAGAGTCTTTATATCCGAGCCTGTCTTTCTTGTCCCACAAAAACGACACCCTCATGTAGGGGGATATCTTGTCATTCAGCTTCTTGAGCCTGTTCGCCACCTGCTGTGCCTCGTCGCTGTTCAAGCTCTTGTAGTCTCTGTCAAAGCCGATTACCACGTGAGTGGCACCAGCCTGACGAAGCATGTTAACCTGGTACATCGAGATCGAGCTACCGCAACAGGCAACGGTCTGCTCTATGCCATATGTATGCGACTGCATGACTGACTTCTCAGACTCCACTACAATAGCCATATGCGACTCTTGTATGGCAGTCAATGCCTTGTCTATGCCGTACAGGTTAAAGGCGAGGGGGTGGTTCCTCAGCTCGCCTTTAATGACCGCTGGGCGATACTTGCCGAATCTGATGTCGTCGTCCACAAGGGCCCTCTTGCGCACGCCGACGAGGTTGCCGTCCACGTCCCAGTGTGGGATGAGGATTGACGAGTCCGTGGCGTTGAACCTGATGCCGAACCTGTCTTGCACTTCTGGGCTAATGTGACTTTCCACCCATGATTTTACCACGACGCGGGGGTAGTTGTCAAGTAGATTGAACGGCAGGACCGGCAGGTCCGCAGGCTCGTACATGTTGACGGTATGTATGCTCTCGTACCTGTCGAACGTGCTCCAATCGTCATGGATGGAGTCGGCGAAATCGCCTTGTAGATTGAGATAGCTCACCACGAACCAAATGGAGTCGGTCAGCTTCATGCCAAGCACGCGTGACACGAGCTCGAACACGTCAAACCTATCACCGCCGTTCGTATAGTCGATGAACAGCTGAGTGTTCGGATAGTAGAATAGCTTCTTTGAATCCCCACCGTGAGAGACGGTCTTGGAGACGATGGCATCACCGCGTTGCTCCGGCTCGGCACCAAGATACTCAAGGATGTCATAGATGTCAGACGGCGTTATCTCCTCCTTGACCTTCTGAATATCAAAACTCAAAGTCATCACCCGACCACGGCAACTCGACAGACTCATCGATTGCCTCAACCTTCTCTTCCGGCTTTTTCTCTACCTCCTGCTCTCGTGGAGTGTCGAACTCGTTGGGGAACTTGGTGAGCAAATCGCACTCCTTGAGGGGGACGGGATTAAAGTTGAAATCCGTTGCGAACAACGTCTCGTAACGGCACGTGCCTTTGTCCGCGTACATCCAAAGGAAGATGCGGTTGTAGGCTCCACGACGGTTCTTGTAGATGCTCATCTTGACGTTTGGAGTAATGCCGAAAGAGTTAATCAGGTTGCTTATTTTTTCTCTATCGTCAGCTGTCACATCAAGAGCGAGCATTCCGACGTCGATTTTGTCAGCGCAGGCTTTCGACCCCCTTAGAAGATTTTGATCTGGAATAGGATCCGTTTTCCAACCAGCATTTAACTGGGTGCTAGACATGATAAAAATCCCCAGGTCATTGGCTATATCTTTTAGTTTGACGCTAATCATAAACAGGATGTTGTCCTCACGGAGATTGACTCCTCTTGACCGGGAGGTAATCTCCTCAAGAATCTTCATGGTCGTCATGATATAGTCGTAGCACGAGCCCCATCTTTTCAGAAAGGCGTGGACTATCTCTTACTTCTCGAAAAGAGAGAAGGATACCATTTCGAATTGCGTACCAATAGCAACCCTACGTCACCGGTCCGTGACTAGTCTCTACAGGTTCTTTATTAAAAACAAAGTTTCCCACGGGATTGCCATATGCCGATCACGGCACTTAGGTTTCCCCGTTAGCTTGTTAAGACTCTAACAAACCCCTGTGGTGAGCAGGAAAAGTATTACACAGTCCTAGTTAGTTGAACACGTACATGACTTTGTTCTCGCGATGGTTACGCCGGATGCTGTTTTCAATGTCTTTCAACGTAAAATCGCAGATGATGTCAATGTATAGAGGAGATCTGTCAAGCACCTCAATGGCATGCCTCACCCTATCCTGCTCATCAAACGTCATTTTGTTAGCGCCAAGGATCTTGTCCTCGGAGACGGCGCTAAGGAACGCGATACACATCGTCTGCACCTCGGACAGCTCAAGCTCTGTGGAAATGTATAGAGAGGGGGCAGAGTCACCGTTGTACCTCCATTCACCCAACTTAGTGTCGTAGATCTCGTCACAGGCGATATTGCACGCGTCGGCAATCATCATTCTCGTTTTTCCGACTCCCGTAGGTGCGCTACGCAGGTAGAACTTCGTGAGTCTCGCGCCCATTGTGACGGTGTTTATGAACGGGCCGTAGAGCGGTAGGCCGAACTCAGGTTCATCACTGAGCCTTTGAATCAACGTGTCAAGCCCGTCACCGATTTTCTTTGTGTCCCTGTCCGCATTGTCCACAAAAGCAGTCCGTACTCTTGAGAGCCTTAACTCGACCTCGTCTGAGATCTCGGTTACCGTCATATCGTCCAACTGCTCTTGCTGGCGTTGGCGCTTCTTAGGGTCTATCTCGTCGGGGTCGAGGATGTCTGACATGCCGACGCCGAGGTTCTCGTACTCCCTCAACAACGTCATCTTCTTGAGCCTGTTATAATAGAGATCGAAGTTGTCCAGGTCTGCCTCGTCAAGCACCTTCGTGAACCACTCGTTGCCACGGGAGGCCTTGTACGTCGCGTAGGCGTCGGGGTAGCTCGACAGCACGTCGTCGACCGTCTTCGCCGTTATGTTCGTACCGCCGTTCGCAAAAATGGTGCTGATAGCCCCGAAGACTGCCTTGTGAAGCTCGGACGTGAAGTCCTCCGCACGGAAGAAGTACCTCCCCGTGTCCTCAAGGAGCTCCGGTTCCTTCGCTAGACAGCCTATTACTTGGAGGGCAGACGTCTGGTCCTCATATTTACTTGCCAAGTCGGCACCTCCTAGGATAGCTCGTATCCCTTGAAATAGTTTTTAGGCTTGAACTCCGGCACCTTGACGGGATACCTGTCAGTCTCGGGACTGTGCATGCGGTCCAGCACCTCTTGCGTGCAGTGCTCCTTCTGTCGTTCATGGTTCTCAATGCAGTAGGCCTTCGCGTCGTCGTACACGAACGGCACGATGCCGAACGAGCCGTTGGAGTCCTCGATGCCGTGACCGCAGATGTCGTACCACCATCTGATTGTGTACCATATACCGCCTATAGTCATGTCCGGGCGGGAGGCCCTCCACTTGACAACGCGTCGCTCCATATCTTGCGGGTCATACTGCGTCCCAAACAAGAGTTTGCCTTTGTCGTGGATAAGCTTCCATGTCTCTACATCTGGTTTCTTGATTGTCAATGTGCCTTACCTCCTTAAACGCAAAAAGGCGATTATGAGAACATTATAGCTCCCATAATCGCCTATTGTCAAGGTAAAACTATTTAACGCTAAACGAGTGCCTTGAGTTCGCCAAGAATCACGTCAAGTTGCTCAGCCTGAGACTCGGTCATCTCGGACACCTTCTTGCCCTTGCCGAGAATCTTCTCGATGGTGCTTGCAATCTTTGGAGCCCACACGGTCTTAAAGTCTTCCGCGTGGTCGGCCTTAATCTTCTTGACCATAGAGTCAAACTCCTCTATCATCGAGGGGAAATCGTATGCCACCTCGACAGGCTTGGCTTGAGGCTCGTCGGTGAAGAACTCTGCATTGCCCGCTTGGGCTTGCTTGTCAATAGCATCGTTCACTGCCTTGGTAAGGGCCTCATAGGTAAACGGAATCTCCGGCTCGATGTACTTGAAACGGCAACCGCAGGCAATCATCCCTGTATCATCACGGAGTGTAAGCATGACTTGCTTATGTCCAGACTCATCGAAAGCCTTGAGATGTGCATATGCATAAATGTCAGCCATGTTAGCTACGATATCGTTCACTTTGTCAGGAGACAACGACGGACGAATATCATTGTATGTTGAACCATCGTCTCGGGTAATCGTACGGATTGCGTCGTGAGAAATGAAAATCACAGCGTATCCAAGCTTTGTCATCTGCGTGAAGACGTCTTCAAACTCTTCACGCATCATTTTAAAGCCCTTGCCATATGGAATGGACCCAAGATCGTCGACTCCGGCGTTACTACAGATATAACGCTCGCAATACTTTGCTGCGAGGTCAACTGTATCAACCGCGATGACAGAGAACATCTCCTTGACCTCTGGCTTGCGGAGTTCACGAAGAACGGACCTAATGTCAGACCACGTGTTGATGTCCTGGGCCATGACGCCGTCCAGGGCGGAATAGCCCTTCTCAGTGGCTAGGATCAAACACTTGCTTGCCCTTGCAGCGAAAGTAGTCTTTCCACATTTGGCAACGCCGTATACGTAGGTGATATAGCCACTCAAATCACGTGACACTTTATGAGGTTGAATTTTCAGAAGATCGATAGCCATGTGCTTGTTTTCCTATTCTCTTGTGAGTTAAAAAAGCAAGAAGGCCCAGATTGACTAGGCCTTCTTATCAAAACCGCAGGTAGATGACTTAAAAGGGCAGATCATCTATATCGTAGACAGACGCGCTGGCCTTTTGAGAGAAGACAGATGCAGGTGCCTTCTGAGCAGTCGCTCCGAACGCGCCCTTGCCAGCGCGTGCCATGCCAGACTGCTTGACCTGTTCAAGGCGAACGTTGCGCTCGTCGATAAGTTGCTTCATGCCCTTCTGGCAAAACACCTGATGATCACCGAACTCCGGCATGTCGGCCGTGTCGGCACCAGTGACAACCCAAGAGCGAATGGTAGACACATTGTTACCGGAGATGACAGGTCGTACACCGAAGCCACTTGCGACAGCCTCCTGCTCAGCGGGGGCTTTCTCAATGACCGTCGTCTGAATCTCGCCCCACATGTGACACGTCACTGGGTTGTTGGTCGAGGGTGCAAGCCCCTCGATAAAGTCGATGCCGGAGCTGTCCCGGCACTCGCAACGGACAGGGAACACACGGGAGCCGTTGTAGTTGAACACGTACCCGCGGATATCAAGGAACGGATCGCGCCCCTCGACCTCGCGAACGTTTGCGCTGGTAAGCACTGCCTTCACATCAAAGCTTGCAGGAGTCACATTGATTCCCGGCTGAGCGATATGGATGAATCGGCCGTTGACTCGCTGTGCCTGGATGACTTCGTCGGTACGGGTCGAGTAAAAGTCGTTGGAATCGACAGACCCGGTGATTCGAACCTTCGTTGCCTTCGTGCCGGAGTCCTCGAAGGTCGGCCCATTCATGATCTGTACAAGAGTCTGATACGTCTCGTTTGGAATCGTGTTGCCGTCCTTGTCGTTGCGGTTTTCATAAACAAAGAAGTTCACCGGAACCACGTTCATCGCGCTGTCGTCGGTGGCAACGTGAAGGTTGCCAGAAATGTAGTTCTCGTTAGGATGCCACTTCGACGTTGCCTTGGACGTGCCGGTGCGAAAGTTCATGCTGTGGACATAGCCGGTCACTGCCACGGTGTTCTGGAACTCATTGTTACCCTTGTTAGCCAATTGTCTTCTCCTTAGTCATCAAAATCGTTGGTGATAAACTCATTATAAGGTAAAGTCTTCACCCAGTCAACAAAAACTTTGTTCCATTCTGGAAGCCTGTGGCTCTTGCGCTCCATGTACATATGGCGCAGCGCCTCGTAGTTCATACAGACGAAACGTCTCTGCAAGAACGATTCCGGCAGAATCTGCTTCATGATTCGTCGGTAATAGTTCTTCTGCTTCAGATCGGATGTAGCTTTGAACTCCTTTTGAAGTTCACGCAATGCCATCTGTGTGCGTCGCATAGCATTAACCGCGCACTCCGGGGAGTTCTCGAAGTCAAACTCAAAGAGACTGTCTGTGATATCCTCTTTATAAAGAGTGTGAACAGTGGACTCTGAGTTCTTCTCTACGCCAAGTTTATGGGTGTCAAACTCAGACCAAAAAAATCTTGGAGCGTTAATGTCCACGTATACATACCACATGCGCATGAACTTCCGATGGTTGCGCCCCGCCTTGCAAAGGCGCTCGGCAAGGTCGTAGTCTGCATCGCCAAACTTGAACCACTTGCCGTCTTCCTGAAGCATATTTGTGTCGCTCTTGTCATACGATTTGTACGGGGCCCTCACTCCCATAAGCGAGGGCTCGAAACCAACGACGTCAATTGTCTTAATCTCCAAAACTATTCCGCCCTCTTCTCCTTGGGGTCTTCAATCATCTCGTCCGGGTCGCAAGCCAGTCCGGCCTCCGTGATGACAACGAACTTAGCGCCGTCCTCTTGGACCACGCGCTCAAGGAGGCCCTTCTTGACGAGGGAGGTGATGATGGCGCTTGCGGAACGCGGTGCCTTGCCAACCTGCTCGCCGAGGTCTCGGTAGGTCATATCCTCACGCTTGGTCTCCTGGAGGAAATGAAGAATGCCACGTGCGCCGTCGGAATACTTATACTTAGCCATGGTTTGCTCCTTAATCATTGGAACTTCCTCAACTGACAATACGTATATTACTACGACGGCGCACTGAGGTCAATAAAAAACTTTTAATCTACTTGTCCTTACGCCCCTTGCCACCGCGCTTCTGCGCGCCGTTCGAGTCACTTGTTAGTTTTACCGACACGACGGTGTCATACTCGGCAAGGGAGACCGCCTTCACGCCAGACCCAGACTTCCTTTGAGGAGAGACTTCCGACAAGGCGAACTTGATTATCATGCCATCGTTCGTAAGCATCTGAACATACGGGGTGACGTTCAAGTCAGGGCTTACAAGAGTGGCGATCACTTCATCGTCACCGACAAGCTTGATGGCACTCATGCCGTTCTTGTTGCGCGTGTTGCCGTTGAACTCCTCGAGTACGTTCACAAGCTTGATCTTGCCGTCTCTGGTAACGAAATACGCGGTCACAGGATTGACTCCGACTATCTTGTCGGTCAGCGCGAGAGACAGCTGATATCCATAATCGTTTTCAGGTATGTCCTCAACCTTCAGACGATACACCTTTCCGTTATCGGCAAGGCAGATAAGCATGTCGGAGTCGCACAGCTCGCCATCGCTCGTCTGGGTCTTCGTGACAGTGCTTACAACTGGATTGAACTCTAGATGGAACCTTGCCGTTGAAGTCATTGTTACCTCTTTCTCGTCTTTTTCCTCTACTCTTGTACGACGCTCGTTGCCGTACTTCTTTTTAAGAGACCTAAGCTTGGATATAAGCTCTTTCTTTTGCTCTTTTTCAGACGACAACAATGTTTCCAATTTTGCCACAGCAACCACCTTGTCGTCAAGCTCCTTCTCGACAGCTATTGCCTCAAGGCTTGAGAGCTTTACCAGGCGCATATCCAGGATAGCCTTCGCCTGAGGCTCCGTGAAGTCAAACTGCGACATCAAGGACGTCTTGGCGTCTTTCTGGTCTTTACTCTGGCGTATGACGGCAACGACGTCGTCAATGGATGCAATTGCCTTTATAAAGCCACGTAGTACCTCTATACGGATAGTTAATTGATTCTTGGTATAGTCGGCCACGCGTCTGATACATTCAAGATTATGGGCAATGTAGACGTCCACGATACGCTTTGTTGACAAGAGCTCGGGAGTCTTTGAGACGATGGCGCGTTGGATGACGTTGTACTGCTTGCGGAGCGACGTGGTCGCCATCAGCTGAAACACAACATCCTCCGGCTTGGCGTCTTGCTTGCACTCCACCTCGAGGCACAGGCCGTTCTTGTCACTTGCGTTGACGACGTTCTTGATGCCGGTCACTTTGCCTGACTCGATTGCCTTCTTGATCTCCTCAAGGACTGGCTCAAGGTACACCTGGAACGGAAGCTCTGTGAAGCTTATCGTCCGGCCGTCTATCACATACTTTGACTCGACGATGACTTTGCCTTTGCCGGATTGGTTTATCTTCGCCATGTCCTGCGGGTTTACAAGGGTCCCACCTGTGGGGAAGTCCGGCATATAAGCCGAGTCGTCGTACTTGCCCGATCTGAGGTAGTCAACGATAAGGTCTACCGTCTCATTAAGGTTGTGCCCGCACATGAAGCTCGAGATGGAGACGCCGATACCCTGCGTGCCGTTCACAAGCAGTCGCGGAAAGACCGATGGCAGTACCGATGGCCATTGCTCGTCTTCTGTGAAGTTCCAAATCATATCGACGGCATTCGATTCCACGCCGTCAAACATAAACTCCTCTGTCATAGGGGATAGACGACACTCTGTATAGCGGTCTGAGGCAAACGAGTCACCGCCGAGGATCTGATTGCCGTTGTTTCCGTGAAACTCTACTTCAGGCTCATTCTCTGTGAAATCCTGTGACATACGCACAAAAGTCTCATATACAGCCGTTTGGCCGTGAGGCCACCATAAGCCGATGATACCGCCGTCTACCTTGGCTGACTTCACATGAGGCTTGCTATGCGTGTACCCCTTTGTGTACATCTCCCACAGGCACGCACGTGCGCCTGGCTTCAAACCATCTTTTACGTTAACAAAAGCTTTGTTGTTGTTCGTGTCAAGAGCGTATTCCATGAAGTTTTCACCTATCTTCTGACAGGCGTCAACACTACTCGCAATCATACTCTGCTTCCTCCGCATGCTCCATGATGTATTCCACTCTTGGCTCAACAGCCTTCCCGTATAGAGATGTCATCAGACTGTCGAATGTATCCATTTTTGTATCAAAGCCACTAAAAACGACAATGTTCCTTGTCTTAGGGTTAAGAAGAGTTTGTTCAAGCTCTTCGCTTGACTGCTCACCTAAGCCTTTCGCGCGATTAATAGACTTCACTTTGTATCTCTTCTTCGCTTGCTCAAGCTCCTTTTGCCCCTCACAATACACATATTCATTTTTTGATGTTGTAATCCTGAACAATGGAGGGATGGCCATGCATACATGCCCATTTATCAAGAGCTCTGGGCACATATACCAAAGAATGTTAATCAAAAGGCAGACTATTTGTTTTCCAGCCGGGTCACCGTCAGCGCATGCAATGATCTTCCCGTACCTGAGCTTCTTTGTATTGTAGACCATCTTGCCTGTCTTCATGTCAACGTCAAGGCCGAGGGCGATGACCAGGTTGTTGATCTCCTGGTTCTTCATGATGTTCTCAGGGGCCGTCTTTAGCACGTTCAGCATCATGCCACGCACACCGTAGATGGCCTGCGTCTTGGAGTCCCTCGCTGCGACCATGCCACCCTGTGCTGACTTGCCCTCGACGACCCATAGCTCGCAATCTGAGCGCTTCTTGGACGACGCATCCACAAGAGTCGTAGGCATCTTGAACACGGCGTCCTTCTTGCTGGCCTTGCCCTTGACGGCATCCCTCGCACGCTTGGCGGCCTCTGATGCGCGTTTCGCAACAATGGCGTTGGTGATGATGTTTTTGACAGCCTGCGGATGGGAGTTCATCCACTTCTCCATCTGCTCTGCTATCGCGTCGCGCATAAACTGGTTGTCGGCCGTGCTCGACATCCTCACCTTCGTCTGTGAGTCATAGCGGATATTACGGCTCACGATGTTGAACGCGAGGCACATGTCGTCCTGGATTGACGCAACGTTCAAGGTCTCCCTCGGCTTAAGCACAGCCTGCTTGCGTCCCCAGTCTGTCAGGCTCTTGGCAAGCTGTGTCTTGATGACCTGGAAAGCCGTTCCGCTCTCGATGGGGCCATAGTTGGCATACCCGGTCGTCAAGGATTCCTTGTCTGCCGACTTGAGGCCGTATGCTAGGTTGAGCATGCGACTCAAGTCATCTGGGTCCGTATATTTAAATGTAAAAACGTCAGAGGGGTCTGCTAAATTGTCAGCGATGAGGTCGACTATGCCGTCTCGACAAATCTCAACAGTTGATGTATCAAGACCAGAAACGAGATTTATTGTCACAGTTAGCCCGGGGCATAGGCCACAGATTCCCTCGATCTTCTTCTTGAGGAGCTTCATATTGGGCTTTGGGTCTGTGAAGAACTCCTCACTCGGTTGGAACTCCACGATTACGCCATGCGTGGACGGCACCGGCGACTTACCTTCATGACGGCTTATAAACAAGCCTTCCTCAAAGCGAACCTCCTCATATTTGCCATCGCGGAACGTGGTTGCCTCAAGCCAGTGCGACAGATAGTTGGCAAGGGACGCACCGATGCCGAATGCACCAGTGGACACTTTATAGACTGCGTCATCGCTCTTGTCGAACTTGCCTGACACATTTACATCACCATAAACCATCTCAAGGACCGTTTTGCCGTTGTCTTTGTAAAGGCTAGGAATGATTCCCTGGCCGTCATCTTGGACAGTCACGACGTTCTTGACCTCATCATACGTAATTTCGATGTTCTGACAGTTACCTATAAGATGCTCGTCGATCGCGTTGGTGACGACTTCTACAGCCAATTGCGTGGAGTCTGCCGTAGAGCCACAGTAGGTGTCTGGTCTCAGCCTGGTGAAATTAAGCGAATCAAGCTTCTCGATGGAGGAGTCTGTATAAGACGGATTATTCGCCACCTGTTATCACCTCAAAACTATTGTACACCATTGTTAGATTCTCTTCCGGAAAATACCTGTCGTCGTGGAAATGGCCGAAATACCAAGCTTTAAAATTGCCTTTAAAATCTTGATAAACCTCCTCACAAATCTTCTCTGTCCAATAGCTGACCTCTGATTGGTCTACGCCATCAAGAAAAAGGTCTTCTAGCTTCGGCACAAGAGACACGGGGCATGTATGCGACACGATATAATCAAAATGCTTTTTTTCTGCCTCGTCAAGAAGTGCATCGGCCTCCTTCCAATCGAGCTCCTCTCTTGGCTCGAATGGGTATCCCATTGCCTTCCTATATGGGCCGTCGACAGAATATGCTCCCGGTATGAACAGGATGTCAAATCCGTCTATGTTATAGACTCCACCGATGTCTTTCACATACAGGATGTTTGGATACCTATTCTCAAATGCATACATCCCGTCGTCTGTGAACGTCCACTTGCCTGAGTTGTTCCTCGCCACATCGTGATACCTGGCATCATGGTTGCCACGCATTACAATGAATTTGCATCCATACTCGTTCATGTACCTCTTAAGCTCTTTCATATCGTAGGAGCCGTACATTAGCCCGGCGTCTCCAGCGACAACGACTGTGTCCTTTTCATTTAAGGAAACGGCAAGCCTAAGTTTATTGTCCAACTCAATGATACTGCCATGTATATCGGCTATCACATATATCATTTCACGTCTCCTGTTCAGCACTGATTGTCTCTATATTATATAACAAACCTCATTTTGCTGTCAATTGCGCACTTTGTACCCATAAACAGAAAAACCCACCACCTTTTATTGAAAGGCGGTGGGTTTAGTTTATACGATGGCTATCAATTAACGCTCTGTGCTGGCGTATTCCCTGCGCATCCTGCGACGAGTCGACAGCACCGTGTCGGCAATCTCGTGATACATAGACTTCATGCGCTTATACTTGGTATATTGGTCCTCATATCGGTTACGGGCATCCTGATACTGGACCAGCATTTTATCAAAGGTGTAATCTTCCTCGCCTGGCTCCGGAGGCTCGATCGCCATGATCGCCGAGCGAATTCCGTTGGCACGCTCACGAAGCATAGTTGCCTTTGCCTTTGCGACTTCAATGTCGATCTTCAGCTCACAGAATCGCAAACCATCCCACCTGTTCGCGATATCGGCGTCCTCCTCATGGACGACGGACTTCGCATGGAAGCACCCATACTTGTTAACCTTGATCATCTCGGATACGCCAGTCTCGGGGTTGTACTCTGCCTTGACAATCTGTTCCTTCACCTTGTATCTCCTTTTGTTATCTAGTTAAAGATGACGATTCCCTCGTCTTGCTTTGCAACCATGGCATCTTTCTCGCTTTGCCGTTCACGGCGTTTTGCGTTGATTTCATCGAACTTGGTAGTCTTTACAGGCTTGACGGCAGACTTGGGAGCCTTGCGTGTAAACTTCTCGAAGCCCACTCCGTCGGAATACTCGTCCTCATACTGCTCGTATAGATCATCACTGATCATTTTAAGATACCTCTTCTTTCATGATGCCGTTCCCATGACTGCCCTGACGATATCTAGAGAACTCGTCAAGGTTTTTCTGAAGCTTCTCATACCCCATGTGAAACAACTCATACTTTGCCCATGCATACAGTATAAACCTATACACAAGAAAATTGGGCGTATATGGAGGACATTTCCAAAACTCGTCATCGTTACCGTTAAAGATGTAGGACAAGGCGGCCGCGACTGCCGGACTCCTTGACCTCCCGGCCCTGCAATGGACTACGACAAGAGCGTCGTCCGGGAGTTCCTTCGCCCATCGGTATATCTTCATGCCGTCTTCTTCTGTGATGGCATCATAGTAACCTTGCTCGTCCGTATCGGAAAACTGCATGTACAACACGTCTTTCAGGCACTCGTTATCCATGTCGAATTGAGGCTCAAACGACGCACTGCTGTGGATTGAGATGACATAGAACGGCTCGTCATGAAACTCATGGACGAACTTCAACGCATCGGCGCGGTTCATTACTTTGAATCTTAAGCCCATCGTAGCCCTCGCTAATAGCAACAATACGACACAAGCGTGTATACGATTCCGTTGTCGTCAAGGTACGACAATGCGTCGTTGTCGTCAGACAGAACATTCTTGCAAATGATGGTGCCACTGTCTACGTCGAACACAGTCTCATAGAAACCGTTGTTGACGATGCTGACCCGCTTGAACATATTCAATCCAATCTGTCTCTATTTGCTCAAATCCTCGAAGCACATTCCATCGTCTGTCGTGTAGTAGAGTTTCCTCACCCCTTTGTCTTTGAGGGCTTGAAGACATCCGGGGCAACTCCTTGCCATCCCATGACCAGAAAGTTTCCCCGGGGATATCCTATAGATGAAGACTTTCGCATGAGACCAATCCATCTCTTGAGATACTGTATACGGCACGCTCCTTATCGCTGCCATCTCCGCATGGATTGAGTCTACCGGTGGCTTGGTTCCAACGTTGAACTTCCTATAGCGCCTGTTGTAAAACTTCTGCTCTGGACACGTCTTTGTTGAGTTGACACCACTGCCTACAACTTTGCCTTTATACACGATTATACATCCGAGTTTGAACAGAGGATATTCTGACTTCTCCGCCACTTCCTTTGCCTTCTGAAAAAACTTCAAGTCAGAAGTTTTGAGAACGCCCATCTGAAATCCTCTCGTCTGCCCAACTGACAAAACATAGTATACGGCAAGAGTAGGGGTCTAGTCAACAACGAAATATGAGCCTTTAATCTGTTGTTTTCTGTTGAGTCAACGTCAGCATTGAGTAAATTGTCTTGATGATGCTCGCCGTCTCCTTGGCTGATTTTGCCGTCATGACATACTTGCCATCGAGACAGACGTCGACCGTGTGCTTTAGCTCCAGGTCGTCTGTGTCTATGGTGACCTCTTTGCCGTACTCGTTCGAGCACATGTCGATAAAGGTCTTGATATGCTTTTCCCACCATTCCTCCGTGCAGGCGAACGCGTTTAACAGACACGGGCAATCTTGGCTGTCGCAAGGCTTTTTGTCTCTTGGTTTAGGACGAAAGAAACTGTTCTCATACGTTTCCATTTTATTTTAATCTCCTATCTCGAGTATTTAAGACATTACACCTCTATTTTATTTACAACACGTAGAATATCATATCGATGACCTTCTGTCAATCCATAGAACTGGGAGTGAGTTTATGCATCATCAGATTTCAACTCTGGTTGAAAAGTGATGTTGAAAACTTGTTTATAACTTTTTTATCCTCTGTCAGAATAAGTTTTCAACACGTTTTCGACGCGATATTGACTGTAACTTTTTCAAATAAATATTTATCTAGCTGGAGTTTCTTTGAGTTTTATTTAGTTTCAACCATGCCTACTACTATAACTAAAGATCTTTAAAAAAGAAAAAGAAAAAAGGCACGTTGATTTTTTTTCAACACGACGGACTCGTCGTCAAGACCATCCACATTGAAAATTTCTACTTGCACGGGGCTCTTGTCTGTGGCATAATACAATCGTAACGTGAGACGATAGAGAAAGAAGGACAGCATGGCTGAAGAAAGCATGAAGACCGAGGAGACGCCTGTAGTCGAGGAGGACGTGCAGGCACAGGCTCCGACGCTCGACGACGATATCGAGCTTGCATACCCTGAGAGCTACTCCGAGGACGAGCAACACATCGCCGACTCCCTTGTGGAGTACCTCGGCATGGCGATGAACAAGTATTCGAAGAAGGAGCTCGCCGGTGTCGTGAAGTTCTGCTACGACTTCTTCGGCATCGCGCTTGACTACGGATGGGACGATCGTCCTGGCTGGTTCGCAGTTACCAAGGACATGGCCTACGACCAGATCGCCAAGATGAAGGCCGAGGCAGAGGTTCTCGACAAGTAAGACAGCGTCTCTTTTGGTAGACGCACAATAGCAAAGGACTTCTCAATGGACTACGGAAAAATCAAGTTCCTCCACGTCACCCGGTTGGACGACGTGGCCGATATCCTCGCATGCCAATGGCCAAAGTACGTCTTCCCAAAACTCGACGGCACGAACGGAACCGTCTGGGCAGACGAGGACGGCACGGTCCATGCAGGCTCCCGCAACCGCGAGCTGACCATCGAGGACGATAACGCAGGCTTCTGCAAGCACGTTCTTGAATCTGACGTGATGGAGCCAGTTCGTCTGTTCTGTGTCGACCATCCGGATTTTGTTGTGTGCGGTGAGTGGCTTGGCGGGAAGGCTGGTCACATCAAGCAGTATCTCAACCGCGAGTTTTATATATTCGATGTGCACCGCAAGGCGGAGAGCACCGACGAGGCCGGAAGGAACGCAGGCTACGTCCGCTACTGCGAGTATGAAAAGTGGTTCAGCGATTACGGTTACGAATTCGTAGTTCCCCCTCTAGCCTTCGTTGAGAGCAATGAGGCACTCACACTCCAAGAGGTCTTTGAAATCGCGGAGAACAACCACTACAACTTGCCAGAGAGCATAGTCGGCGAGGGTGTTGTAGTCAAATCCTACGAGTATGTTGACCGCTGGGGCAACTACCAAGAGGGCAAGCTCGTCCGAGACGAATACAAGGCCGACAAGGGCAAGAAGAAGACTCTTGTCGAGGCATGCTCCGGCAACGTCGAGACGGCAATTGCTGACGACTATGTCACAGCATCCGATGTGGAGAAGTGCAAAAACAAAGTGTCTGACCTGCTCGGCAAACCGTTTGACCTCAAAGACGGCAAGTGCATCGGCATGGTCATCGAGATGGCGTATCGGGATGTTCTCGAAGAGGAGATTCTCGCCATCGCAAAGAAGTACGGCAAGTACCCAATCACCCTCAAGGTGCTGAAGTCTGCCGTCACCACAAAAGTCAAGGGTTTCATTGGCATCAAGTAAGTCCTCCCAAGGGAAGCTCCCATGCATATCGTCTATTGTGCATGGGAGCTTTTTTGTTTGCGCAGTTTGCCGTTCACCGACAAACTTTGTTTTTCTAGAAAAAAGTTGAGAAAAACTATTGACTTTTTGAAAAAAATATGCTATAATCTCCCTGTAGGTCGTTCAGACAGGAAGACATGCGAGCCCGAAGAGGGGTTTAAGAAAACAGAATGATATATGACAAAGAGAAGTTAGTCCAAGAGACAAGCGAGTTCCTGGCAACCATCCATCCCGATGACCTTATGGATTCGTTATATTGTTCAGTCATCGACGGGGATTGGGAGATGGCCGACACCGAGCGACATCGATGGATGAAGGGGGGCAACTCCGTCTTTCAGACAATAGCGTATGGCTTGACGAAAATCGTACTGTTCCCAAAGGACATGCAAGATGTCGTGGTTAAGATTCCGTTCATAGGGATAAACGAGTATGCGTACACGGAGAATGACGACCTGAAGCTTGTAGGCAGGGTCGATTTCTCCGGCCTCAAGTCCGGGGACTACTGCGAGAGAGAGTCAACTGTGTATAAAAACGCAGTCCAAGCGCATCTTGAGAAGTTCTTCGCGTGTACGGAATATGTGGCAGACGCGCTTGGTTTCGTCCCGATATACGCATCGGAGAGGTGCGATCCGTTTTACTCTGACGGGATGACAAACAGAGTGTGTCTGTCCGCACTGTCGGGACTCGATGTGCCAAACGACGGGGTCAAAGTCCTTGCCCGTCAGTACGGGGAAGACGAGCTTATGGATTTGGAGGCATTCCTACTTGAGAATAACGTGTCTGATCTCCATGATGGGAACTGGGGGTACGGCAAGGACGGGAAGCTGAAGATCATCGATTACTCAAGCTTCTATGAGACGTTCAAGGATTAAAAAAAAATTTTTCTACTTTTTTAAAAAAAGTAGTTGACACGCGCTATTGTGCGTGGTATATTATAGTCAACAAAAACAACCGGGTGAGTGACGGTTCGCTGGGTTACTTCATAATTTTTTGGATAATTATATGTCTGGCTCCTGAATAAGCGCCCGAATTTTACCGGGAAACGCTAACGGGCCGTTTACCTGGCGTCTTATTTCCTCCCCGTTGTTTAGTTACCTTGTCCCGTATCGGATGATGGTGGTGCCGGTTACCTCATATCTGAAATATGACCAAAACATACCGACCCAGTAACTTCTCCGATACGGGATTTTTTTGTATCTCCTTGCTGACGAGAGGATGACGGAATGAGCAAGTTCAACAAGACGAAGAAAATCGAGTACACCACGACACACGAGGGCGGGACGACTCTCGAGAAACCAGCGCTTCAGCAATGGCTTAACATGATGTTCGGCTCGCTGTTGTCAGGCTCCTTCTACGAGGGCGATAAACAGCAGATGGAGCGACTGTCCAAGCTTACCGACAAGGTGATCGAGCAGGAGGGACCTGTGTTCGCATGCAACGCGACCGCGTTCGCCCGCAACGTCATGGGCATTCGCTCTTGTGTGTCGCTCGCGCTTGCGCGCATCCAGACGGAGCAGTTCGACGGCAAGAGCACTCTCATCGGCAAGTGCTTGCGTCGTCCCGACGACGTGTCCGAGCTGTTCGCTGCAATCGACTCTATGGGCCTCAAGAGGACTCACGGCACAGTCAATGCCGTCCGGAATTATCTTGAGGATTTGGGGCACTACAGCCTCTCTAAATACGTGATGCTCGGCAAGGACTACAACATGTACGACCTTGTCAACATCTCCCACGCTCATAGTGAGGCCATCGACTGCCTCAAGGCAGGCACGCTCGAGAAGGCAGACACGTGGGAGACGGCCATCTCCAACACGGAGGACAAGGAGGCGGAGTGGGAGCGTCTGTGCCGAGAGGGAAAGCTCGGATACCTTGCCCTAATCCGCAACCTCTACTCTTGCAAGTTCTGCGACGAGGACTTCGTCAAAGACGTCCTGATGGGTCAGATTATGAACGCGGAGGCCATCCACAGGAGCCTTGTGTTCCCGTATCAAATCTACCAGGCCTATCTCAGCCTCGACGTCTCTGAATCCAGCCTTGTCGCGCAGGCTCTGAAGGACGCTTTCCTGGAGGCCTGCTCAAACGTGCCTGACATCACGGGCAGAACCGTCTGTGTTCTGGACGTTTCCCGTTCAATGAACGACCCAATATCAAAGAACTCCAAGGTATCTATCCTTCAGGCATCTGCCTGCTATTGTGCCATCGTGGCAACAAAGTGCGAGGATGTGACGATTGTCAAGTTTGGCTCCGATGCGAAGGAGTTTAAGTTTGACAAACGCAACGGCATCTTCCATGAGATCGAGCGCCTGACGAAGAACGATAGGTGCGGATATGCAACGAAGTTCAGCCGTGCCATTGATGTGGTCGGCAATCGCAAGTTTGACCGCATGTTCGTCTTTTCTGACGAGCAGGTGATGGACGGCTCTTGGCTCTTCAAAACGACTGCGGACTATTGCATCAAAAAGTCGAAGAAGATCGCAGGCTTTACGTACTCCTTCAACCTCGGTTGTTACAACTCCTGCATCATCGACCTCGACGACCCGAATGTCTTCATGTTGACGGGCCTCTCCGACAAGCTGTTCGAGCTGATTCCGTACTTTGAGAACGGGTCTGACTATATTCGTCGCAAGATTCACGACTACTCGTCTTTTTACTGAGACAAGCCTGGGCCCCCTCGTGGGGCCTTTTTTGTTTCTTTACAATTGCTTTTGAGTTATGCTATAATACTTTCAACAGAAGCGAGAGAAAGAGGAATCGTATGAGGTACATGGAGGACATGGAGCACGCCAACTGGTGCGTCAGCATTTACGACGTGCGCGACAACAGGCTCATCGACGATTATTGCTTCAAGATGGACAAGAGCGACAAATGCGCATATATGGTCAGGTATGTATGCAACAATTTCCCGACGTACATCGACGATTATACGTACATTAAGATTTACAAGGTAAAGCGTGGAATGAAAGTTGGTGTTTGCTGATGTTCGACATCGACATCACAGAGGTTGGCAACCCAATGATTCTCGGGTGCGCCGAGGAGGAGCTTGAGAGCAAGGTTGGCGACCTTGTCGGTTACATCAACCACAACATGGGCGGTCGTGCGACGAAAGACGCTTTTGAGTGCGCCATGGAGAGGGTCGGTGTAGATTATAGCCTTCTGCCGTCTTATCTCAAAGACCGCATTGACGACGAGATCGACATCATTGACGACACAGAGGAGGATTGCTGGTAAATGGCCAGGCAACCGTATGATGCAATCAAGGCGTATGACGCGGACGTCATCGACAATTATATACACCGTGCAACCGGGGCGTACCCGAACGTCGATATGGGAACGCTCTTAAGCCCTTGGAACAAGGCGAAAGACAAGCTGTTCAACGGCGTTTTCGGCAAGAGGCTGAGGATGACGACGCATGTGACTGCCGACCTGAAGGACGACTATGAGTTTCTGCGCAAGTCAGTGTCGAACGCGAGCCTGAACCTCGTTCCATCTGTTGCAGACTATTTGTATAACCTTGAATACGCCGGGGATATTGACAATGCGTGCGTTAAAAATGTGCTTGGTCTGTTCAAGATAAACGAGGTCTTGCATGACGAGATGGTCAATGACACAGACGTCACGATAAACGGGAAGACGACTGTCGTCCGAGGCAAAAGGATGAGGGCGATTCGCAAGGCTCTTGAACTTGTGAATTATCCATACATGGAGCTGTTCACACAGTTCAGGGACCGCGTGAGCGTCATTAGGACGACTCAGAAGATCGATACCGATATCGTGCTGTCCATCCACCCTATAGACTTCCTCTCCATGAGCGACAACAAGAGCGGATGGACTAGCTGTATGTCGTTGCTCGGCAAAGGGAGCAACCGGGCAGGCGTGACTGAGTATATGAACAGTCCCACTGCTGTTGTCGCGTATATGGAATCGAAGATGCCATATCTCCCAGGTGTGCCGAACAAGAGCTGGCGCATGATGCTGTTCTATGATACAGACAACAATGTCGCTCTTGGCAGTAGGCAGTACCCGTTCTTTTCAAAGGAGCTCGCCGTCGGCGCATTGTCGGCACTGACAGGATGCGAGAAGCATTCTGTCTACAACTACCCATATGTCTCGGAAGACCATATGCTCTTGTCGGAGTTCGAGAACCACGACGTAAAGAACCTTACAGACAAATATGTCGCGTTCGAGCAGGACATCGCAAACGCTTATAAGGGATGGGGCCAGCACATCTCCCCTTGGTCCTATGGCGCCTGTAACGACTTCTTCATGTTCCACGAAGACGAGCAGTTCTTCAGGGTCGACAACAGGAGTGGCGCGCGCAACAACGTCAGACTGCAGATGTCAGGAAAACCAACCTGCTTGCATTGTGGCAAAGAGCTTGAGAAGAACCGGTGGGGCACGAGAGAGGTTTTGTGCAAAGCATGTTCAGAGGAGGTGGTGGGCACGAATGAATCTGGCCATTCCATTTAAGCTATACTATGAGCTGAATGATGTCGCGACAGAGTTCAACATCGAATATGACCCGGAAAAGAACGATATCGACAAGCTCGGCGATTTCTTGGAGACGTTTCCAGACAAGCGGATAAATATCCATATTGTCAATGGAGTGACGAAGAAAGACGTTAAAGCCATAAAGCGTCAAGGGACGAACTTTGCGTTGAGGCTTGGCAAGGACGATCTTGGCAACGTGAAAATGTTGCAAGACCTTGGTGTAAGGTTTTTCTTTGATCGCGATGTCGTCGCCTACAATAGAATCTCGTTGAGCTACTACATCTCACTTGGCGTCAGCGACGTGTATCTTGCAGATGATTTATGGTATAGCCTTAAAGACACCTACGACCGTTGTAACAAATCGGGCGTGAAGGTCAGGGCTGTCCTCAACCGCATCCCGATGATGTGGCCCAACAGGGGGAACGATGCAAGGGCGATGATCTTCCGACCAGAAGACTTCGACCTATACAGCCCGTTCGTCGACGTGGCAGAATTCGATTGCTGGAACGAAGACGGAAAAGTCTATAACTTCAGCAAATCCTCTGTTCTCTTTAGGACATATTTCGAGAAACGTCGCTGGTGTGGCGATCTCGGGGAAATCAACTCTGATATATTCATGCCCGTGCCGAACGAGGCCTTGCTTCCGGAGTTTACCAAGAACAAGCTGAGCTGTGGGCTGAGGTGCATGGACGGAGGCTCTTGCAAGAAGTGCAGGGGCCTTCTCGACATCGCATACTCGATGGATAAGAAAGATTGGAAATTCAAGAAAAAGTCTTGACGTTTGTTCTGTAATTGTGTTACAATAACTTCAACGTTGAGACAATTGAAAATTAAGGAGCATGTTATGCCTACCAAGAACGACAAGTACACCATCAACATCGACTTCTCGGCCGCCTATGACGGCGACAAGTCTGACGCGACAGTCTCCATCCGTGATTCGGAGGGCGTCAACATCTCCTCCCATAAGTCTGGAGACAGTAAAGACAAGACCGACGATATTCTCACTGCACTGTTCGACGACGTCGTCAATCAGATTGTAAGCCGTAAGCCGAAGAACAAGACCCGCGAGGAGGAGCTCGAGGAGAAGTTGAACTCCGCCGTCATCGACAATAAGGTGCTTCAGGCCCGCCTAAACAAGCTTCAGGCTGCGTATGACGCGCAGGTTAAGTCAAACGAGAGGCAAACGTGTGCGTACAAGCCCGAGAGTCCTTATGTCGTTAACAGGCCGAAGGAAGATGTCGTCAATATTAATGTCTCCAAGAAGCCTGCTACCAAGCAGGCCCCAAAGAAGCCAGAGCCTAAGACGCGCAAGGAGGCCGCCGATGCCATCTTCGACGAGTGGTACGGCAAGTTCCTCGACAACTTCTTTAAGCTTTAAAAAAAAATCAAGGAGGTGGCGCATTCGCGTTGCCTCCTTTTTTTTATGTAAAGTTTTTTGTTGAGGGCAGATACTTCGCTGTGCTATAATATTCTCAACAGAAGGAAAGGAGAATGACGTGGCAGAGAAAAAGTTCGTTCTCACAGAAGTCTACGATCGCGAGATTTACAATAAGTTCTTCGAGACCTTCGAAGAAGCTCAGGAAGAGATGTATCGCGAGCTCGACGATATGTTCGACACTTGCTTCCTGGAGTCATACCAGCCCATCTACGGTGAAGATTATATGAGGAACAGCGACTCATGTTACATTAACGGGTCTTGTGGCAATGTTGATTGGGTTATCGACGAGATTCATTAGGAGAAACGATGAGGGTTCGCGTAATCGTTGACGGAAAAGACAAGTGGCTTCATGATTACCGGGATATCGAAGAATGGCTTGAGAGTTGTGGCACGTCGTTTGACGAGATGTTCGGAGCCTTCACTCAATGCTCAGACTATGAGGATGAAATCGAGCATTTGCGGGATTGCGTCGAGGAGCAGGAGATGATAGCAGACGGGCATCTCCAGGATTTACAGATGTTGTGCGAGGAGTTATCCGCGATTGCAGACAAGCTCAGATCTAACAAAAAAGGCCGTGGGTACACGAAGAACGACCTTGCCAATGCCATTGATTACGCAATCAGTTGTGTGTCTTCAATTTAACTGTTGATTGCAGGCTTTTGTGCGTTGTATAATACAATCAATAAAAGCAAAGGAGATTGATATGAGCTATCCTTATGGACCTGAGTCTTATCCGACCATTGAGAAGCTTGAGACTGACTATTTTCTCGACACGTTCCGCACTGTTCTCTTCTACGAGATGAACCGTCTTGAGAAAAGCGGTAAGAGCGGTGTGGACTCGTTCGGCCTGGCATTTGCACGCGCTCTTGTGTATGCCACTGACTGGGATGACCAGGACCTTGGTCGTTTCCTTCAGGACTTGTTCGCCGTTCTAGAGGACAAAGTCATCTCCTCGGCTGATGAATGCGCCACCAAGTATGCCAAGAACGCCGTAAACCGCACGCTTCTGAAACAGCTCAAGAAGGAACGCGACGACCCGGAGACAATGGAGCGCGCACGTCAGTTTGCGCAGGATGGGGATGAGCCTGTCGAAACGTACTACGACCAACGTATCGACGAGCTTAAGTCAGCCATCGAGGAATTCTGCCAGAACGAGCTTGTGGCCGTCAAGAAGCGTTGTGGAGAGGATGATCTTTAATGTCTAGCAATAGTGGTGCCAAGGCTTTTTTGAATGATTTTAATGGTAAGGTCTTTCGCATGTGGAAGTACAAGAGGATGTTCACCCCGCGTGAACAGGAGCACAAATATGTCGACCAGTCCGAGTTCGTTGACGACGAATGCGAGTTCGTGTTTATCAACGGCTTCTACAACATGTGTGGTAAGACGTTTGTCGACTACACTCCCATCTATATGGAGAAGAATGAGGAGAACGACAACGAGTATCACGAGTTTGAGGATATAGACTATATCCATCTGGCTTTCTCTGAGAACGATACCAAGAGCTACGAAAACGGGGAGCTATGACGGTCGACGGCAAGTGCTTTGTAAAAGTTAATGAGAGCGAGTACTGTCTTGTGCGCGAGCATTTGGCGCATTACCCCGACAAGTACGAAAAGCATGCCATCGGCCCTGATGAGATCTGGCTCGATCGTCAGATTGGCGACGTGGTGTGTGCGATCACAAACTATCGAAAGGTTTTCTCTGTAAAAGACGACATGTACACGTCTCTTGTCTCACACAATTGGTAAGGTGGTTTCTCATGCTCTTCATGAATGGACGTCGACTTGCACAGATTTGTGTGGCAATGATGCACAAAGCGGGTTATCTTGACGGCACGTTCAAGATTGATGACCCGACAAAGATGGCAAAGTGGATGCTATACGACATGATGCCGACGGCAAAGCTCTATTTCTCCGACGAAGAGCTGTCTATGTTGGAGCTTGATCGCGCTGATTTCCTATACGAGATGAACATGAGAGAGAAAGACGGCAACGTAAGATACGACTGCTGGCACGGCGATTTCGTGCATGAGATGATGGACTGGTTTGAGAGGTCTTATCTTGATGGATATCATAACGAGGTGATTCATGACCGGTTCGGGCGAGAGTATCACACCGAGGTGCCGGACAACAAGCTGTTCACTTGCCCTATCACCGATGAGAAGGCTATTGAGATCTTATCTCGCGCAACATACGCTGACAGCGCAATGCTCTTTTGCAAGGAAGTGCTTGTCGAGACGCTCCCTGCTCTTGTAGAGTGCTTTGAAAGATTTTAAAAAAAAATAGTTGACGGCAGAGACTCAATGTGGTATCATGTTTTTAAACAAGCGGTAAAGGTGACTCTCTTTAAGAGAGAGCCCCTTCCAGCCATAGGGAAGCTTGGTATCCCGCGTCCCTTGGGAGGACGAGGTCGCTGGTTCAAATCCAGCTGGCTGGAGAGGGCTTGCAGCGTCGAGTGGGAGCTGTTCGCGACGTAGTATGGTATCGCTAAGCCACCCCGGGTCTGCACCCTATCTTCTCGGTTTGGCGGAATGGCAGACGCAGGGGCCTCAAAAGCCTCGGTCGCAAGACGTGTGAGTTCGAGTCTCACAACCGAGACCATCGCTTCCAAAAAGGTTGTTTACAACAGCTTGAGATATATGCTATAATGTTCTTAACAAATTGAGAGAGCCAGAGAAAAAGGAGACACAATGAGCAACCCCGTCATCGTCCAGGTAAACATCGAGCATCCCGTCGACGACTTCATTGATTCTCAGAATCACACAGACGAAGAGGTTGAAGAGATTCTTGACTACGTCTCTGAGTACGTGTCTGAAATGTCTGAGGAGGAGCTTGAAGACAACGGGGTCACGCGCGAAGAGTACGAGCAAGAGCTTCTCGAAGGTATGCCTATGATTGCTGAGTTCCATCAGAAGGCGTTCAAGGACGCGCTTGAGGAGTGGGCTTCTCTTCACGATATGGAGATTGAGGAGATGGTTCGCGGTTATATGGACGACGGTTTTGGTTGCTTTCGCATGACTCATGGTTATGGTTACGACTGGCTGTCTGACGACCTGTACGGTGGCAACGCCGACGGCAAGGCAAAGAATGATTTCGAGAAATGGGCACGCGAGGAGCTTGGAGTCGTGTTCATTTTCGAATAGTTTTACTTTGAGCGCCCTCTTATAGAGGCTCGCTTGGGCCGATTTGGCCCACGATAACCAGGTCTTTTGATTTACCACCGCGCGGTAAGTGGCACGGTGTCGTGGTGTTCTCTCCGGGGCGCACTATACGTCACAGTGCCACCTAAACGCGCAGGTATCTGGTCCAGAATTGACCAAGTAGGTGCGAGATTAGTTTAATTGGAAAAACAGCAGGCCTATACCCTGTATTATCGCCAGATTAGCGAAAATTATTGGTTCAAATCCAATATCTCGCACCTACTTGGTCATATAGAGAGAAAAATATTAGGTTCGTTTTCTGATAAAGCAACCAACAGAGAGAGGGGTCGCTTTATCTATGGATTGT